CCGCAGCCACAACAGCAGCTGCTGGAGACCGCGACAGCTGAGCCAGAGGCACGCACCGCCACGGTTAAACGCAGGAGACGCAAACGCAGTGAGATACCGCAGCCTCACGACTGAGACCGCACCGGCCGTAGAGCCCGTCAGCGTCAGCGAAGCCAAGCAACACCTGCGCGTCGACATCGACGACGATGACACCTACATCGGCTCGCTGATCACCGCGGCCCGCAAGTTTGCCGAAGAGTATCTTGACCGCGCCCTGGTCTCGCAGCAGCTCACGCTGCGGATGGATACGTTCCCCTACGAGTTCGAGCTGCCACGGCCGCCGATGGCGACCAGCGGCACGCTGACGGCCACGACCGTCACATACGCTCTCGACCCTGGCAGTGCCAGCACAGCGACGCCGACGACCACCACACTCTCAGCCACCAGCTATCGCGTCGACCGCGATGCCACGCCTGGCAAGATCCGCACCGTCTACAACGGAACCTGGCCGAGCCACCTTACTGATCCGAATGCCGTCACGGTGACCTGGTGGGCCGGCTACGGTGCCGCTGGCTCAGACGTGCCGCAAGCAATACGGCACGCGATTTTGATGCACGTCGCCCACCTCTACGAGCGACGCTTGGCCGCTGACAGCCAAGCCAGCAATGAGGTGCCATTTGGCGTGCGTGCCCTGCTAGACACGTGCAAGTGGGGCAGCTACGCATGATCAGACCAGGCGAAATGCGTGAGCGTGTGACGGTGCAAACGCCAGCCACCAGCACCAACAGCATTGGTGAGACAACGCTTGCGTGGTCTGACGTGACCACAGTCTGGGCCGCAGTCAACGGCGTAAGCTCTAGCGAAGCTTTGGTAGATGGCCAGCAAGAAAGCCGAATCACGCACCGCGTGCGACTTCGATATATCGATGGGCTCAAGCACACTGACCGTTTCCTGTGGCGGAATCGCGTTCTACAGATCGTCAGTCTGCTGGAATATGCCAATCGATCTGAGCACGTGGCGACGTGCGAGGAGGTTGAGTGATGGCACGTGCTGTGATGGAAACAAAGGTTGATTTGCCTGAATACAAGAATCTCCTGCGGGATCTACAGAAGATCACAAAAGACACAAAGCTGATTTCTCAGAAAATGCGGTCAGCTTTGCGGTATGCAGCAAAGCCAACCTTTGACGCACTTACTGCGAATGTCAACAAACTTGGCACAAAAACTGGCAACCTGCGACGTTCAGTCAACATTAAGGCTAAAGCCTATTCCAGGTCTGGCAATGCTGTTGCTCTTGTTGGCTACATTTCTGCTGGCAAGGGCACAAAGAAGCAGCGAAAAGCTGGCCGGACGAACGCATACCACCAGCACCTAGTCGAGTTTGGCACGCGACCGCGTTACACGAAGCGTGGCTCGATTGCATCATCTTACGGCAGCTATCCGTTTAAGATGTCGAACAAAAACGGAATGCTGACCACGCAAGGCTACCCCAGCACTTTCTTTAAGAGGGCAAAAGCTGGTCACGGCGTGCAGCTGGGCCGGATGCCAGTAGGCGGCAGCTTCGGGCGGCCTCCACTCAAAGACGCATTCGAAAGAACCAAGTCGCAGATCCGTAGCCGCCTGGCCGACAAGACACCGAAAGTCATTCAGAGCATGTATAAGGCTCTCGACAAGAAGAGGGGCCAATGAGCTTCAAATCACCAGAATCGGTGCTGTGGAACGCGCTCATTTCCGATGCGTCTGTGACGTCAATCGTAGGCCACAAGGTCTACCCGCAGCTGGCACCAGCAGCAGACGACATGCCGTTTATCACGTGGCGTCGCACAGCAAATCAGCGCGAGCAGACTTTCACCGGCCCGATGGGCGTGCCAAAGGTGAGCGTGGACTTTCTGCTGTTCGCTGGCACCTATCTGCAGGTACGCAAGCTGGCCGACGCTGTGCGTGCTGTTCTGGATGGGTACGCAGCGACTTTCGACAATACACAGGTACGGCAGACGAGCCTTGAAAGCGAAACCGATGACATCGTTTCTCTTGATGGCTCAGAAGTACCTAACGCATACGCGGTGACGCAAACCTACGACGTGCTCTGGCAGGAGATTTGACGCATGGCGACCACGCCTCACGACAGCAGTGGAACAAGTTTTGTCTTTGACGGCACCACCTTCACCGTCACAAACCTGACAATCAACTTTTCCGATGTTAGCGGCGAAACCGACCGCATCGACATCAGTCACCTGGGCCAGACAACTGGCGAGACGATCGCGACGCAAGCACGTCCGCTAGTTGGTTCGCCTACTGGCGAGACCGGCAAGGAAATCAGCTTTGACTATATCGGCACCACGCAGCTTGCGGGCGGTGACAATGGTGCATACGCACTGTCTGGCGGTGCGTCGCTTTCTGGAAATGCCACCATTATGTCCTCGACGCTGACTCTGGCTGTAAATGATGTCGTGCGAGGCAATGCAACCGTAAGAGTTTCCTGAGCCGTGGCGACCTATTCGACCGGAATCAGCGTGACGTGGAACGGCACGCCTTTCACGGAGGTGCGTGAGCTTGCATGGAACTACGGCGGCACACGCACTGGGCGAAGTTCAGCTTGGACAGCTGACCAGGGCCAGGTCAGCGTTTCCTGTTTGGGAACAGCGAACACGAATATCAGCAACTTTGGTACGCGTGCTCAGCTAGTAATCAGCGGCGGTGGGTCTGGACTTACAACGTATGCTGTATGGGAATCGGTGGCAGTTGCGCCAGAACGTAACGGCGTGACTCAGTACACCGTGACCTTTCGGATTATTGACTCATGAGCCTGACGAAAGACCAGATTCTTGCAGCTGACGATATGGGGCTTCTGGAGTTGGAAGTGCCAGAATGGGGCGGCAGTGTACGCATCCGCGTTATGACTGCTGGCGAGCGTGATAGCTACGAAAACGAATGGATGGTCAACAAGAGCAAAGGCGTCGACGACTTCCGGGCAAAGTTTCTGCAGCGTGTTCTCTGCGACGACAAAGGCGAGCTGCTGTTTACGGCTGCTGAAATCAAACAGCTGTCAAGGAAGTCTGCACGCGTTGTGACAAAGGTTTGGAACGCAGCGATGAAGCACAACGCTCTTACAGACCAAGACGTAGAGGACTTCGCAAAAAACTAAATCTGCGGCCCAGCCGAGTGTTTTTGTTTCGGTTGGCCGCACAACTCGGCAAGACAGTTGCACAGCTATGCCAGGAACTCAGCAGCAGAGAGCTCAGCGAATGGATGGCAGTGCACAGATACTTTATGCCACTGGCAGACCCGTGGCACCAAACAGGCGTGCTGGCGTCTGCCGCAGTCGCACCGTATGCAGGCAAAGGCAAGTCACCAAAGCCAACAGACTTCGTGCCGATAGAGGCACCGCCACAGCACCCAGAGCAAATGCGGGAAGCTATCGAACTACTTCGAAAGCAACTGCGAGGTGAATAATGGCAAACGTCATGGCACTGGTTGCACAGATTTCAGCGAATACCGCTGGAATCCGCAAAGGTGCATCTGATACCTCGAAGCAGCTGCGTGGCATTAAAAAGTCAGCTGACTCAGCCAGCGCGGCCCTTAAAGGGCTGGTCGCTATTGAGTTCAGCAAAGTGTTTGCCAGAGCTACTGCGTCAGTCAGCGGATTTGTCGACAATGTGCGGCAAAGTGTTGGCGAGCTCACGCGGCTATCTGCTGTATCAAATGCAAGCGTTGAACAGTTCCAAGGGTTGGCATACGGTGCGCAGTCCGTTGGCATCGAGCAGGACAAGCTGGCAGACATTCTGAAAGACGTGAATGACCGCGTTGGCGATTTCCTGACAACAGGTGGCGGCCCTATGGCCGACTTCTTTGAGCAAATCGCTCCACGCATTGGGCTGACCGCGAATGAGTTTCGCAACCTTTCTGGGCCACAGGCATTGCAGCTGTATGTGAGCAGTCTTGAAAAGGCAAACGTCAACCAGCAGGAAATGACGTTTTTCCTTGAGGCTATGTCGAGCGACCTGACGCTATTGCTGCCGCTGCTCAAAAATGGTGGCGAAGGTTTTGCAAACCTCGCAGCAGAGGCCGAAGGCTTGAGCCTTGTGCTTGGTGCAGACCAAGTAGGTGCCATTCGCGAGATGAATCGGGCACTTGGCAGAGTGCAACAGACAATCCAGGGCATTATCGCCAGAGTGACTGCTGAGCTTGCACCGCGAGTCACGGCTATTGCCGATGAGTTTCTACGGTTTGTGCAAGCATTCCAAGGGCCAGGCGGTGGCGGTGCCATCGGCATAGCTGACGGCATTGCACAAGGTCTGCTGAGTTTTGCCGATACGCTTGCTGGCATTTTTGACGGCGTGCTGCTTGGTCTGCAAGGATTTGCAGCTGACATGGACAGCACCTTTGGAAAGTTTGAAGCAGGTGCAGACGTTCTTAATAGAGGTGCTGCAGCCTTTGAGCTTGTCGGTCGTTCATTTATGGCACTTGGCTTGTTTCGCGAACGCTTGCGAGGGGAAGCCAATGCACTGTTTGGCAATCAAGGTGGCGAAGAGTTGGCGGCCGCTGCAGCGCAAATACAAGCGGAGAACCGTCGCGGCATCGACGCAGCACTTGACCGCATTCTCGGTCGTGAGCGACCAGGGCCAGCTGGTGCAGCAGATGCAGCTGGCGGCATTGGGCCGATCCAAGCCGCAGTGCGGAATCTTGGAGTAGAGGCCGAGAAAGCATTGCAAGAAGCCGCACAGCGGCAAGAAGAAGGCGCGGCAGAGATGGCATTGAGCGACATGCTTTCTGGCGTTTTGCTTAATGGCATCCGATCAGCACAAGGCAGACTGCAGGAGCAGCTGCGTCCAGGTGCTGGTGGCGTTGCCGACTTCTTTGGTGGCTTGCAAAAGCAGATTGTCGATGGTCTGGAAAAGACTAAGCAGACAAACGAAGAACTGGCAGTTCTTTACGCAGAGCGTGACGGCATCGAAAAGCTGAGGATTGAAAATGCAGCGAAGCTCAACAATCGTGCTTTGCAGGTTGCCGACATTCGAGCTGGTGGAATCGCGAGTGTGATTGCGTTGGCGACTGGCCGCGAAGATCCAGCACTAGAGGAAGCAAGGCAGCAGCGGCTGCAGCTTGAGGAAATCAACCGCAACATCCGCAACCTTGGCGGCACAGTAGAAATCGCAGGTGCCGCATGAGCGTTGTATCTTTTCGTGAGCTAGCAGGCCGCACATTCCAGCACAGGTTTGGTGAAAGACCGACTGCTGAAATCCGCTACGCAATAACGCTGGACGACCCGGCCACAAGCCACCAGGCAATGCTCAACGCCGTTGGCATTTTCCACGGTGCATACCACCCAGAGTTTTCCTATCTGCGGTGCACCGAAGGCAACGTAACTGAGGCAGACCCAGACCCGTGGCACGCAGTCATTACGTACCGCTACGAGGTGCCGCAGCGTGGCAACATAGATTTTGAGCCAAATCCGCTGGCACGGCCCGACGTGTTGTCGTTTAGCACAGGCGGTGCGCAGGTGCCTGCATTGGTCTACTACGAAGGCGAAGGCAATGACGACATTCGCAGCCTGACAAACACAGCTGGCGAATACTTTGAGGGATTGCTGGCAGAGGAAGCGGAAATCCGTGCTAGCATCAGCGGCAACCGTCCGACGTTTCCTCTGGCAACCGCAGCTGCTGTAACGAATGCCATAAACAGTGCGCCATATCTTGGCGGTGTGGCATACAGCTGGAAATGTGCTGGCATCGGTGCGCAGCAGAATACGGAAGTGGTCAACGACATTGAGCTTAACTACTGGTCTGTGACAGTCGAGCTGCTGTATCGCCAAAGTGGCTGGCGGCTCCTGTTACCGAATGTCGGCTGGAACTATCTGACCGGCGGCGACCCAGCAAAAGCCAGCGTGTACGTGCGAGACGACGCACCAAACTCGCCAACAAAAGGAAACGACATTCCCGCTGTCAATCCGCAGCCACTAGATACCGACGGCAGCCTCAAGTACACGGGCAGCAGCTTTGGGCCGCCAGACATTCTGGAACGTCGCATCAATCCAGTTGTCGACTTCTCAACATACTTCGGAGTTCCACCGTTCTAATGCCAGACATCAACTACACAATCAACGGGCAAATCAGCAAAGGCTCACTTTCGCAATCCTTTGCAGCCAGTGGCGTGACGGCCAACATGGCCAGTGCCGGCGTCGTCGCGGTGACGCTTGAGCTTGGCACGACCACCACGCAGATCACCACAACCGACATTGGCACGCTGGGCCTGGCCTTCTGCCGCAGCCTCGCGACCGAGACGACGCATACCGTCAGCTTTGGCCGGCTCGACAGCAACACGCTTTATGACGCTGTGAGGCTAAAGGCTGGCGAGGCCGCGGTGCTGCGGCTCGCACCAGGCGACTACGCGGCAAAATCAGCTGTGGAAGGCTCGCGGCTGGTCGTCACGATCTATGAGGACTGAGCGTGACCGCACAACGTCCAGACGGCAGGAATAGCGGGCAGCGAGTTTCATTCACTCGCCAAGGTGCTGACCGCATTGCACGCGTTGTGCGGACTGTTGAGGCAGGCGACAAGAAAGGCAACGGCCTTACGTTTAGCCCTAGATTGCGGCCCATACCGCAGGCTGGCGACAGCGACATATTCCGCATCGCAGCGTTTACTGGAAGCTGGAATGTCGATAGCACAGCGACTATCGAGTTCATTGACCCAGTACACAGCAACGCCACGGCCACGGCCGTCAACTATTTCTGTGGCATCGCTGGCGGCGAAGTAGGCGTCGCAAAGAATGC